ATAGTTGATCTGCTCAAGACCTCTCTAGTTATGACCGTAGTCATGACCTTTATGAGCATAGGGAAAGAAAAACGTCATAGTCTATGACACTTTTTAAAGACATAAAAAAAGCTACCATAAAAAATATGATAGCTATAAGAATATATTGTAATTAATTTAAGGCATAAAAAAAGCCTAGTAAAAAACTAGGCTAATTTTAAAGTTTATGTTTTTAAGTTTATGCTATTTTTAAAGCTTTTAAGATAGTGCTCTTAGTTTTATCATTAGTCATGAGTTTTGAAAATTCCATGCCATTTTCAGCATACATAACCTCAATTAAAACTAAACATTGTTTAGCTAATTCCTCATTAGATAATTCTTTATAAGATTTATTACTAACAATTTTGTCTAGCATTTTTTGACTATCAAAAGAAGCTTTACTTTTAACATTTTCTTTTTTGTTAGTCTTAGCTTGTTTATTAGTCTTTCTAGAATGTGAAGCTTGTTTACCTTCATTATTATCATTCTTCATTGGTTTTAAAATCTCATTATTAAACTTAATGAAAGTGAATTGAAAACTTGTAGCTTCAATATCTTTACAATATTTAATGAATAATGTTGAATGTTGAAAAGCTAACTTTCTAAGATTTAAAAACTTTCTAGCACTATCTTGACTAGTAAATCTTTCTTCACAATATAAAAACTTACTTTGATTTTTTTCATTAGTAGTATGTTTACCATATCCACATTTAGAATATAAATCATGTTTAGCTTTATTTTTATTCTTAGAGTTTTTTACAGCTTCTTCAATTTTTGCCATATTGCTACCAATAGCTAACTCATATTCCAAGCTTTCCATAAAACCCTTATGGGATTTTTTGTTATATTGGTCTAGCTTATCCCATGTATTAGTCATATTTTCAAAGCTAGAATTAATATCTATTTTTTGAAAAATGGTTTTGGCTTTAACTTTAGTTTCTTTAGTAGTTTTGTTTTTAAATAAATTTAACATTGTTTTACCTTTCATATTGCTAAATTAAAATTGTGAAACTTTTTAAGCTTCAATATAGATATTAAAGCATTTACCAATAGTGTCAATATATTTATATATAAGCTTATGAAATTAAGTATAGCTATCATGTATATAGATATTTTGTTTTAAGCTTCAAAAAATATATAGATATATGTTTAAATATTCTAAATAGAAACTATCAATAAAAAAATGTCTTAGACTATGACGTTTTTAGCTCTAACTAATTACTGTTTTCTTAACAGTTTCTAGAAATTAGATAATTTTAAGTAATATCAATAGAATATTTTTTATTTTTGGCTATGGTATGGCGATTTTTTGGCATGGGGGGGCTGGGGGTACACCCCTGGTAGTAGTACGTATCATGGATATATACACAGATTAGGTATTTCAAGTGTTAACCACTTAACTAACTGTTGAAATGCTGCAGATTAGTATATAAAAAAGGGTACATTTTGGGCAGTAAAAACGCAGATAAAATATTTTACTTGACAAAGAGTCAAAAACCGAGTATAATTATGTATAGTAAAACTAAATAGTCAACTATAAGTAGTATATAACTATAATAAACAGTATAACTACATAGTTAAACTAAAATTACCCCAATAATTTCCGTGCTAAATAAATTGTTTCTTGACAATGAGTAAAAAATCAGTAAAACTATATACACCAGAGAATATTTTAGAATCATTTTACGATGCTATTCGTACAAATACTTTACATAAGTTACATATTCCTCACAGTTCCGTGTTCTATATTCGTGCTGCGATAGAAGCAAAGACAGGTAAACGTTATACGCTGAAGCACGTAGAGAATGCTATGAAGGCAGAGGGAATGTTAGAGGATGTTTGAAGCATTTGTGCTTGTTTGTCTAGTAGGCACAACTAATGTATGCCATACACTAGAAGATTTAGAAGGTCCATACAAAACAGAAAAGCAATGTGTTACAAGAGCGTATGAGATAGCTGTAGAGTTACCCTCATATATGCCAAACTATTATGCTTTAAAATATAAATGTATGCTTGAAGAAGGCAAAGTTAAAACACAATGGCACACGAGAAACGAAGAGCAGCGTTACTAAAGAAACATGGATTGAAGGGTGTAAATAAACCCAAAAGAACTCCTGATCACAAAACTAAGTCACATATGGTGTTGGCCGCAGAAGGTCACAACATGAAACTGATTAGATTTGGGCAACAGGGCGTTAAAGGTGCTGGTAAAAATCCTACCTCTGCAAAGGATAAGGCACGTAAGAGGAGTTATTATGCTAGACATAATGCTCAAGGAAAACCCACTACTAAGCTATCGGCTAAGTATTGGAGTCATAAAGTGAAATGGTAGGAAAGGAAATTTACTATGTCATACTTAGAGAAACGAAAAAAGATACTTGAAGAACAAAAGAAAAGAAAAAAGCAAAGAGAGCTAACTAAAAAAATGACAGGTGGACTAGACGATCCAAATGTTAAGTCACCTAAGAAGACACCTGCTGCGATGAAAGAACAGAAGAGAAAAGCTGACATACGTAAGAAAAACAAAGAAACTCTTGGTTCTATCTTTGATAAATACATTGCAGGTCCTAAACTAAAGAAGAAGAAACTAGGCAAGGTAGACGTTGGACTATCAGAAGCAATGAAAAAGAAAAGACCAACAGGTATGTCTCCAGGAGCACTAGGTGGCAAAATTAAAAAGAAAAAAACAAGTGGTGAGTCTGCAGGTTTAGCTCCTCCTAAATCTTTCAGAGACTACAAAACAATAGCCGCTGCGAAGAAGGCAGGATCTTTATACTATATGGGTAAAGATGGAAAGCGAAAGGCCGCAGTTACACAAGCTGATCTAAACAAGAGTGGATTATCTTTGAGAGACTACATGAACTTTATGACAGGCAAGACAAGAAAGCCTACCAAGAAAAAAATGAGTTATGGTGGAGTAAGCCTAAAACCTAAAAAGAAGATGAAATAATGGGGGCTATGTTTATACCCATCGTAATGCAGTTAGGTCGTGTTGTTTTACAAGCAGGCACTAGATCTGTGTTTAATTTTCTAAAGAAGCAAGGCTTTAAGCAGATTGCTAAGAATAGCAAGAAAGCTAAGAATGCTCCTAAAGTGACTAAGCTCAATCAAGTTAAGAAGCTTCAAAAGTCTACGAAGAACCAACCTAAAGTACAAACACAAACTAAACCTACTTCACAGGTTAAGCCTAAAAATCAACAGAAAAAAACTCAGCAAAACAAAAAACCTAAAGATAACAAACCTAAAGATCAGAAGAAGCCTGGAAACATCATAACTCGTAATCCAGGTAAAACTTTAACTGCTTTAACTACGGCTGGAGCATTTACTTTAGGGCAACTTACAGGTCCTGAAAAAATGGAAAGTATGCCTAAAAAGAAAGATGTGAAGGTTAGCGACAACAAGAAGACCTCAGAGACTAAACCTTTAGAAAAGAAGCAAAACACTCAACCTCTAAAAAAGCTAAGAGATGTAAAAGTAAAAACTTTTAAGACAAAGAAAATATCTCCACCAAAAGAGGACAAACCAAAGAGAACAAACATCACAGCAGGTGGTAATGTGGGATTTGGCTTGAAGGGTAACATCTTTGCATCTAATGAGGATGACAGAAAGAGACTTATGGCAAAGTTTGGTGGTACAGGTTCTGCGGCTGCTCGTGCTGCTATGAAAGGTACACAAGGTAATATTAAAAGCAAATCTAAAAAAGGACACACAGACATGAGAAAAGGGGGATTGTTCTATGGCTAAAAAGAAAATGAAAAAAGATAAACTTGCTATCATAATAGCTGTAGGCAAACCTAAAGGTATGGCTTATGGTGGAATGGCGAGTGGAAAGAGACACTTGTATGCTTCATCAGGAGCTACTGTAGTAGATAACCTACCAAACAAAGGACTTAGAGAACTCGCTAAAACACAAAAAGGCAGAGGTGCTGTAAGAAATATGGGGTTTGATGTCTAAGCGTGACTATAAAAAAGAATATGCTAACGAATCAAAGTCACGTAAAAAGAAACGTGTAAATAGAAATTTAGCTAGACGTATTATGAAACGTAAAGGTCTAGTTAAAAAAGGTGACAAAAAAGATGTTCACCATGTGGGTGGAGATGCTTCAAAGAAAAAAAGTAAATTGAAAGTAGTTCCTCGTTCAAAAAATAGATCTTACGCAAGAACAAAAACTGCTCGTAAGAAAAATAAAAAGTCATAAGGGAGAGACAACTATGCCGATGCATGGAAAAAAGAAGACTAAAATGTACGCAAGAGGTGGTGCGGGAATGAAGAAAAAGACAAAAATGTATGCACGAGGTGGTGCAGGCATGAAAAAGAAAACAAAGATGTACTCAAGGGGTGGAGCTGCTAAACGTAGATAATGTCTTATCTAATAAGCAACGTACCACACTTTAAGTGTTGGGTACGAAGAGAGTTCACTTGTAATCATCAAGACTATCACGGTGAGTTCCTTCACGCAATGGCATTTGCAGTAAACACCATACCAGATAGGTCTTTAAGTTTCCAAGTCGTTTTCACTGGATGTGAGATAGACATGGAAGGAGGACCCGAAGAAAATGTGCATGGTGGTGCAATGTGGGCAAGAATGCCTATTCAAGCTTTAGTCGCAGACATACCCGTAGATGATTGGGCAGAGCCAATGGAAGACCATCTGTGTCAACCTTGGGATTGTGAGTCAAGGCATCATTCAGTTATAGTTATGGACAGAGTAAGTTCTTCTCCGTGGCTATGTAAGATTGACAATGATTTCTATACAGGCAAATACTTATTTACTGTAGACTACACAGATAGCGATATAGCAGATGATCCTGCACAACATAAACAGTCACACGTACTGTATTTGTTAGATGCAGGTAAATGGACTGGCAACATAGTTGCACTTCCAAACAACAGAGTGAGAGCGACAAGTCCTGCTTTGTGGAGAACTGGAGATGGTGCTCCTGATTTTACACCATCACAATGGATACACTCTGCAGAATCTCATGAGTCTTACTTAGACCCTTCAGTTACCTTTAACAATCTTTACGAGGACACTAATGACAGAAAAAGCAAAAGCGACAATAAAAAAAGTCGCAGGAAAACTTAAAAAAGCTAGTCAAGCTCATGCAGGTCAAGCAAAAGCTTTATCAGAATTAGAGTTACGAAAAGGTGGTTCTGCAAAAAAGAAAACTAGAAAAAAAACTACAAAGAAAAAAAGTAAAAGCACAGTAAATAAGGCAGGTAATTATACCAAACCCGAACTCCGTAAAAGAATATTTAATAGAATCAAAGCGGGGGGAAAAGGTGGTGCTCCTGGACAATGGTCAGCTAGAAAAGCTCAGATGTTAGCCGCGGCTTATAAAAAAGCAGGTGGTGGATATAGAAACTAATGGCAAAAAAGAAAAGAGACCCTAAAGTTGGCACAGGTAAAAAACCCAAAGGATCAGACAGACGCTTATATACGGATGAAAACCCTAAAGACACAGTTAGCATCAAGTTCGCCACCCCAGCCGATGCAAGAGCAACCGTTGCAAAAGTTAAAAAAATCAATAAACCATATGCGAGAAAGATACAAATCCTTACTGTTGCTGAACAACGAGCAAAAGTGATGGGCAAGACTGAAGTTGTAGCGATATTTAAAAAAGCAAAAGAAAGTTTAAAGAAAGCAAATGAGCGAAAAAAGAAAAAGATGTGATACTTGTGAATGTTATGACTGTGATTGTGAAGATTGCAACTGTGACTGCCATGAAGAACAAGAAGAAGAGGTGTTAGGAGCACCTGTATGATTGAGTTTGTGCTTGTGTTTATGATGGGAGTAAGAGTAATAGACCAAACACAAACCTTCCAAGATTTAGATAGATGCCTATATTTTGCAGAAAGACTGCATAAACAACCCCCTATACCACAGGAGGAAGGACCTACTTTACGTATAACTGCATATTGTAAACCCATAAGGAAAAGGTAAAATGTTAGCAGAACTAGCCGCAGCTAATGCTGCTTTCGGTATAATAAAAAATTTCGTGTCAAACGGAAAAGAACTTTCAGGGTGTGCAAAACAAATATCTGATTTTGTGTTTGCTAAAGAGCAAATAGAAAAGAAAGCAAAGAAACAAAAAGCTAAAGGTGTAGGAGGTTCTGATTTAGAAGAGTTTATGGCTCTTGAAAAAATTGCAGAACAAGAAAAGCAACTTAAAGAGATAATGATTTATGCAGGGAGACCCGGACTTTGGCAAGATTGGCAACAGTTTCAAGCAGAGGCTAGGAAGTCAAGACGTTATCAAGAAAAGATGGCAGAAAAACGTAGGCAAGAATTAATAGAATATGCAGGGTATGGGATAGGATTTATAATGTTATTGTTCTTTGCAGGATTATTAGCATGGGTTCTTGGTAAATGGACAGGAAAATTATGATAAGTTGGTTAATAAATATTTTAAAGTACAATAGCAGAGTTGGCATAAGCGATGCTAGAGAATTAGCAAAACATAGACTTCATACAACTAAATATGAAGATTTGTGTATGTAGGATAAAGCATGGCACTTGCAAAATCACAGAGGTCATTAGTTGCGTGGACAAAACAAAAATGGCGAACCAAGTCTGGTAAACCTAGTACACAAGGGAGTAAAGCAACTGGTGAGCGTTACTTACCTGAAAAAGCAATTAAAGCTTTATCGCCCTCTGAATACGCCGCCTCTTCGGCTGCTAAACGCAAAGCAACTAGAAGAGGTAAACAATTTTCTAAGCAACCCCGCAAGATTGCAAAGAAAACATCAAGCTTTCGTAGATTCAGCTAAAGTAAAAGAAAAATTAAAACAAGAGAGAATAAAAGAGAAACTAGAAAATGATACAAGCACTAATAGGGCCAATAGCAAATCTCGCAGGAACGTGGTTTCAAAACAAAATAGAAAAAACAAAGGCAGATGGACAAGCTAAAGTTGCAGAGGCAAAAGCTCGTGCTACTGTTGCAGAAAAGGTTGCAACAGGTCAAGTTGCGTGGGAAGGCAAGATGGCAGATGCAACAGTGGATTCTTGGAAAGACGAATTTGCATTAGTTGTGCTACTAGCTCCTGCTATACTAGTCTTTATTCCGGGTATGAGAGAATATGTAAAAGAAGGCTTTGAGATATTAGCTACATTACCTGATTGGTATCAGTATCTGTTGTATATAGCCATATCTGCATCATTTGGTATTAAAGGTGTAGGACAAGCAGCTAAGATGTTGAAAAAGAAATGAGTTGGAAAGCCTTGACATTTTTAAAGATTTCTGCTATAATTAGTAAAGTGGGAAACTATTTTTGGCATCTACACGTAAAAGAAATACGTAAACAACAAATGAAATTAGGACTTAGGCGATGAATTTAATTAAGCTACAAGACGAGATAGCTAATGACGAGGGTATAAAATATGAGTTGTATTTATGCTCAGAAAATCATCTAACCGGGGGTATTGGGCATCTTATCACAGAATGGGATGTAGATTACTATGGTAAACCTATAGGATACCCTGTACCACATGAACAAGTAAATGATTGGTTTGAAAGAGACATACAAGTTTCTATAAGTGACTGTAAACAAATCTTTGATGACTTTGATGGACTACCCGAAGAGATACAAAGAGTATTGGCAAATATGTCTTTTCAATTAGGAAGACCAACTCTAAGTAAATTTAAGAACATGATTGCTGCAGTCAACAACAATGACTATCAAGAAATGGCAAATCAGATGGAAGACTCACGTTGGTACAGACAGACACCCAACAGAGCACAGCGTTTAATAGACAGAGTTTTAACACAAGGTATACCACATTGAGTAGAGAACTAACGGATAGACAGAAGTTGTTTCTAGAAGTTTTGTTTGACAAAGCTAATGGAGACCCTGTACAAGCTAAGTTGTTAGCAGGATATTCTGAGAACTCATCCACATCAGCAGTTGTTGCATCTATGAAAGATGAGATCATGGAGGCTACACAGCTATACATGAGTAGAAATGCACCCAAGGCCGCAGTTGCTATGGTGAGTGGTATGGATGACCCAACACAGTTAGGTATTAGAGATAAACTCGGTGCAGCAAAAGAATTACTTGACAGAGTAGGTTTGATTAAAACTGAGAAGGTACAAGTAGAAGCATCTGGTGGTGTGATGATATTACCACCAAAGAAGGGGTAGTAACATGGATGAAAAAACAGAAATAGCAGTGGCTAAATCTATCCATGAATGGTCAGCAGGAAGATTAAAGGCTTCTCAAGTTCATAAAAATCTTAAATCCCTTGGCTACAAAACAAATTTAAGAGGGATAATTGGTGGTTCAGCACCTGTACATAAAATAGGCGATGATGAGCCAATAAGATACATTTTTTTTAAAACAGGTGGACTAACTACTAAAAAATATGTCAACCCTGTAACTTTTGTTAATAATATAAAAAAGAAGCAATGAATAGAAGTTTAGGTAAGTGGAAGCTACCACAACCAACAGATTTAAAAGAAGATAAAGAGTGGATACAGATACCACGTATAGCAAGAATAGTGCCTTTTGGTTATAAGGTTAACGAAGAAGATTCTAATTTACTTGACCCTATACCTTTTGAGTTAGAAGCCATAGAAGTTGCTAGACAATATGTAAAGCAATATTCGTACAGACAAGTTGCAAATTGGTTGACAACAAAAACAGGAAGAGATATATCTCACGTAGGATTAAGAAAAAGATTAATGAATGAGCGACAACGTAAGAACAAAGCTAGAACTCTCAAGTCATGGACTGAATGGGCAGAAAAGGCAATACAAAAAGCGAAAGCCTACGAAGAAGAAAGAACGGGTGCAAAAGCCTAGTATCGTTGAAGATATAGAGGCTGTACCACAAGAAGAACAAAATATAGTTTTTAGACCTAACGAAGGTCCTCAAACAGAGTTCTTGGCATCACCCGAAAGAGAAGTTCTATATGGTGGTTCAGCAGGTGGTGGTAAATCATATGCCATGTTAGCAGATCCACTACGTTATATGAATCATCCACAGTTTAGTGGATTGTTACTAAGACACACGACAGAAGAACTAAGAGAACTAGTTTGGAAGTCAAGAGAATTATATCCTCAAATATACAAGGGTATAAAGTGGTCAGAAAGAAAGATGCAATGGGTAGCTCCATCAGGTGCAAGACTGTGGATGTCCTACCTAGACCGAGATGATGACGTATTAAGATATCAAGGTTTAGCTTTTAGTTGGATAGGCTTTGACGAATTAACACAGTGGGCAACACCATTTGCTTGGAACTACATGAGGTCAAGACTACGTTCTACTGCCACTGATTTACCAGTGTACATGAGAGCGACAACTAACCCAGGAGGTCCGGGTCATCAATGGGTTAAGAAGATGTTTATTGATCCAGCACCTTATGGAAGAGCATTTGATGCCACAAACATTGAGACAGGACAAGTTCTTAAATATCCTGATGGGCATAGTAAAGCAGGCGAAGCACTTTTCAAAAGAAGATTCATACCTGCTAGATTATCTGACAACCCATACCTCTCAAATCAAGGAGACTATGAAGCAATGCTTCTATCCCTCCCTGAACACCAACGTAAACAGTTGCTTGAGGGTGATTGGGATATTAAAGAGGGTGCTGCTTTCACTGAGTTTAGTAGGGATACTCACGTTATTGAGCCTTTTGACATTCCAAGAAATTGGGTTAAATTTCGTGCTTGTGACTATGGTTATGGTTCTTATAGTGCTGTGCTGTGGTTTGCTGTTTCTCCAGACGAGCAACTTATTATATATAGAGAGTTGTATGTTAGCAAAGTCCTTGCCACAGATTTGGCAGATATGATACTAGATTTAGAGTCTGAAGATGGAAATATTAAGTATGGGGTTTTGGATAGCTCTCTTTGGCATAAACGTGGCGATACTGGTCCTTCTTTGGCTGAACAGATGATACAAAGAGGTTGTAGGTTTAGACCATCTGATAGAAGTAAAGGTAGTAGAGTATCAGGTAAAAACGAGATACATAGAAGACTACAGATAGATGAGTTTACAGAAGAACCAAGAATGGTATTTTTTAATACGTGTATGAATAGTATAGCACAACTACCAGCAATACCTCTAGACAAAAAGAATCCTGAAGATGTGGATACTAGAGCAGAAGACCATATTTATGACGCATTAAGATATGGCATTATGTCAAGACCTAGATTTAGTATATTTGACTATGACCCTATAGGTAGACCAAAAAGTAGTATGCCTGTAGCAGACGCAACATTTGGATATTAATATGGCAGAAGAAGATATTTTATTAGAAGAAGAAGAAGCAATAGCTTTAAATGACGTTAAGGAAAACGACACTGAAGATGACTCTTCAGCTTCTAAATTAGCAGACTATGTAATGACTAAGTTCAAAAAGTCTGAAGACTACAGATACGAAGATGAACTTAGATGGACAAGAGCTTACAGAAACTACAGAGGAATCTATGGTCCTGATGTTCAGTTTACTGAAGCAGAAAAATCTAGAGTATTTATAAAGATAACTAAAACAAAAACATTGGCTGCTTATGGTCAAATAGTTGATGTTTTGTTTGCAGGAAATAAGTTTCCCATTAGCATAGAACCTACAACATTACCAGAAGGAGTAGCGAAAGATGTTAACTTTGATCCGAAAAAACCTGAAGAGCTTAGTGGAGATTCTCCAATCACTTCACCTTATGGTTTCAGTGGCGATGGCATGGAACTCCCTAAAGGCTCTACTGAAAAGAGTTTACTTGATAGGCTTGGACCTTTGCAAGATGACTTATCAGAAATTAAAAACCTTGAAGAAGGTGTGGGTAAAACTCCTACAGCGATCACGTTCAGTCCTGCGATGGTTGCGGCAAAAAGTATGGAAAAGAAAATAACAGACCAACTAGAGGAATCAGGAGCTAACAAACATTTAAGAAGCACTGCATTTGAGATGTCTCTATTTGGAACTGGAGTTATGAAAGGACCTTTTGCTTTAGATAAAGAATATCCTAATTGGGATGCAGAAGGCAAGTATGATCCTACATTTAAAACAACACCACAGATAAGTCATGTGTCTGTTTGGAACTTCTATCCAGACCCTGACTCTACAAACATAGATCAAGCACAATACGTTATTGAAAGACATAAGATGTCAAGAACAGAGTTACGTTCTTTAAAACGTAGACCATTCTTTAGAGAAAACGTTATTGAGAGCGTTATCATGGATGGAGAGAACTACGTAAAGAAGTATTGGGAAGATGATCTAACAGACTATAACCAAGAAAACTATGTAGAAAGATTTGAAGTTTTTGAGTATTGGGGTATGATTGATACTGCAATGCTAGAAGAACAAGAAGTAGATATACCAAAAGAGCTACAAGACTTTGACGAACTACAAGCTAATATTTGGGTATGTGGTGGTAGAGTTTTAAGAGCAGTGTTAAACCCATTCAAACCTGCAAAGATACCTTACATGGCCGCACCATACGAGTTAAATCCGTACTCATTCTTTGGTGTTGGTCTAGCAGAGAATATGGATGACACACAAACTCTAATGAATGGCTTTATGAGAATGGCTGTAGACAACGCAGTATTATCAGGCAACTTACTCATAGAAGTAGATGAAACAAACCTAGTGCCAGGGCAAGACCTATCCGTGTATCCGGGAAAGATATTTAGAAGACAAGGTGGTGCTCCGGGTCAAGCTATATTTGGAACTAAGTTCCCTAACGTATCAAATGAGAATATGCAGTTGTTTGATAAAGCAAGAGTGTTAGCAGACGAGAGCACTGGCTTTCCATCATTTGCTCATGGTCAAACAGGTGTAACAGGTGTGGGTAGAACTGCATCAGGTATATCTATGTTAATGAATGCTGCAAGTGGTAGTATAAAGACTGTAATAAAAAATATAGATGACTATTTATTAAAACCTTTAGGCGAGGGTTTATTTAGATTTAATATGCAATTTGACTTTGACCCTGAAATAAGAGGTGATCTAGAAGTCAAGGCAAGAGGCACAGAAAGTCTTATGGCTAACGAAGTTAGGTCACAAAGACTTATGCAGTTCTTACAAACTGCGTCTAACCCTGCACTTGCTCCATTTGCTAAGTTTAACTTTATCATTCGTGAAATAGCAAAGGCTATGGACTTAGACCCTGACAAAGTTACTAACAACATGGATGAAGCAGCAAGACAAGCAGAGTTACTAAAAGAATTTAGAGGGGATATGCCACAACAACAACCACCCGCAGGTCTTAATCCAAATGACCCAACAGGTGTAGGTGGGGGAACGATAGGTACAGGACAAGCTCCTAGACCTGGAGAACAAGGATTTTCGGGAGTAGCACAAGGTGGACAAACAGATACTCAGCAATCTCAAGCCGCTGGTCAGTCACCAACACCATCTGAATAAATACATTGATGTGCTGATAGAACAACAGCATAAGACAATGGAACAGGCAAAAGATATGCACATCATATACGCTTGTCAAGGCTCAATAGCCATGTTGCGTAGATTAAAACTACTAAGGGATGAAGTAAATGGCGAAGAAAAAAGATAAAGATATAGCTAAAGCAGAGATGCAAAAACAAGAGCTTCCTGAAAAACGACCTGATGATGACATGAAATTGGTGAGTGAGATGGCCGCTGATCCAAACGTTATGGGTTACAATGAATCAGTTATAGAGTTTAAAACTGATCCTAATAAGGCTCTTAGCAACCCAAGAAATTTATTTTATCCTCCAAGTGAAGCAGATGAAGAGGCTGAAAAAAGAGCAAAATTGATAGATAGAATGAGAGGTATAAAAACAGTAGTAAGTATGGAAGACCTCAAGAAAAACCCTAGTGTAGGATTTAAAGAAGGTGGCATACCAAAACAAATGGAGATGTTTGAAGACGGTGGACTAAAAGATGAAGGTGGAGAAGTAGATGAAGAATCAGGTAATGAAGTTCCACCGGGATCTACAAAAGAAGAAGTAAGAGATGATATACCAGCTAGACTTAGTGAAGGTGAGTTCGTTTTTCCTGCAGATGTTGTAAGATATCTAGGTCTAGACTTTTTGATGAAGCTAAGACAAAGAGCGAAGGCAGGACTACAAAAGATGGAAGACATGGGTCAGATGGGTAATTCTGATGAAGCAACACTTCCTGATGACATACCATTCACTATAGACGATCTAGATATGGAAGATGATTCACTGGAAATGCAAGTTGGTGGTGTAGTAACTAACCCTATGGGCAATCCAACAGCCATGCCTAATCAAGTTACAACTATGAATACTCCTAATGTGTATAATCCTAATATGGGTCAGATATATACACCGGGTGGTGTCACTCCGTATGCTCCAGCTACATTTAAGTCACTGTTACCACAGTCCTCTACAGGTCAAGTAAAAACTACAAATAAACGATATGTAAATAAAGCGACTGGACAAGTGAGAATGATACCTCATGTTGAGGGAACAAACAATCCATTATATCCCGTGCCTGAAGGGTTTGTCTTAGAGGAGACACCTACAGAAGAAAAAAAGCCAGAGACAAAAACAGAAACCACTAAAGTAAAACCTGTAGATACTGGTGGAGATGATAGTGGCAGTGCAAAAGTATCGTCAGCTACTTTATCAATAGGTGGAGACAAAGACCCTAACAGACCTGGATTACAAACAGGTGCAACTACATTTGACCTAAAGTATAATGTTCCTGGACAACTTCCTGGCATACTAGGAATAGCTTCATTGCCGGGTATTATAGGTGGCAAAGCTCCAAAAGGCACTACCGTGGATATGTCAAAAGGCAATATAACTAAAACTGTTTCCTTTGAAGATTTTATGAAAATAAAAAATGATGTAACAGGGCAGTTTGCTAAAGATTTTGTTGAAAATGTAAATAATTTAGATAAACTAAACAAAAACACAATAGCTTTTGATAGTGTCAAAAACGCATATGTTGACAAAACTACTAATAAAGAAGTTGACTACGACAAAGTAACTAAGTTAGGTGAAGACATAGCTGATAGATTAGGGAAGAAAACTAAAGAGAAGTCATTTTTAGGATTTGATCTTAGCACGTCTGCAACAGATGCATACAACGAGTTATCAGATTCAGAAAAAGATGCATACAATGACTATACAACAGAACAAGAAGAAAAAGAGGCAGGACAAAGATTCTCTGCTGCGGCAGAAAAAGCTGTACAACAAGCTACAGGTAAATCTTTAGCACAACTAGAGGCTGAATCAAGAGCTGCTGTACAACAACAGCCTGATGATACCCCAAGTGATGATGGTGGAGGATTTGAGGATACTGGTTCTGTTACTGAAGATGATTCAGGGATGTTTTCTGATGCGTTTGGTGGTGGTGATTACAAAGGTGCTTTTGTAGGAGAAAAGTATAAAACAAATAAAGGACTTTTAAGAAGAAAACCTAAAGTTAAGAAGATGAAGCGAGGTGGATTAGCTTCACGTTAATAATCCACATACTAGCTACTTATCCCCCAATAATGGCTACGATAACCCTAGGAGAGTAAAAATGGCTGAACAAGCACAAGAAATGGTGGTAGATGCTACACCAAAAAAAGCAGCATTTATGGCTAAACCTTCTACTCATGAAGATAGAATTAAAAAAGATGAAGAAGAGTTAGAGCTACTAAAAAAACAAGCACTTGGTGAAACTGAAGAAGCTACTCAAGAAACTAAAGAAGAAGTGGTGGAAGAAAAAGAAGAAGAACCGAAGAGTGCTGAAGAAAAAACTTTCAAGAAAAGATACGGAGACTTACGTAGACACTCCCAAGAAAAAGAAAGAGAGTTTCAAAAGCAGTTGGATGACTTAAAATCTCAATTAGAAAAAGCAACTAAGAAAGAGATTAAGCTTCCAAAGACAGAAAAAGAAATAGAAGAATGGGCAAAAGAATACCCAGATGTGGCTAAGATTGTAGAGACAATAGCTATTAAAAAAGCTAAAGAACAATCTGACATATTAGAAAAAAGAATAATAGAGATAGATGAACTAAATGCAAAAGCTACTAAAGAAAGAGCAGAAGTAGAATTACTGAAGATTCATCCAGACTTTGTAGACATAAGAGAGAGTGACGATTTTCATGATTGGGCAGAAGAGCAACCAAAGTGGGTACAAGATGCCTTATACGAAAATAGTGAAGACGCAAGATCAGCTGCTAGAGCTATTGACTTGTACAAGGCAGACAGAGGTATTGGCAAGAAAGATAAGGTCAAGAACACTGAAAGTGCTGCTATGGCAGTTAATCCGAAGTCTGAAAAGAACGCTCCAACTGCGAACACTAAAACTAACATGATAAGAGAATCTGACGTGCAGAACATGAGTGCAGAAGAATATGAGAAAAACTCAGATATAATCATGGAGTCAATCCGTGCAGGAAACTTCGTATATGATGTATCGGGTTCTGCTAGATAAAAGTGTTGACAAATAGTTATTTATAAGTATAACTATATGTAACTAGACGTGTGACCCCTAGTTCTAGGACACTCACACTCACCTTAAAACCTTGGAAGCCTACCTGATGGTATGAGCCTGCGTTTAAATAGCTACTAGACGCACAACCTCAATATACTATTAGCCGATAACAAGAAATCTGTCGTATGTTTCAGACATACATTCGTTTATTTCAATGGAGATAAAAATGGCATTTAAAACTGCAGCAGGTTATGGTAATCTGCCTAATGGTAATTTCTCCCCAGTTATTTACTCTAAGCAGGTTCAGTTAGCCTTCAGGAAGAACTCCGTTGTTGAAAATATCACCAATTCAGACTACTTTGGTGAGATTGCCAACATGGGTGACTCCGTAAAGATAATTAAAGAGCCAGAGATCACCGTTAAGGAATATGCTAGAGGTGCAAACGTACAGCCTCAAGACCTTGACGATGAAGACTTCACATTGACTATTGACAAAGCAAACTACTTTGCTTTTAAGATAGACGATATTGAAGAGGCTCACAGTCATGTAAACTTCTCTCAACTAGCAAGTGACAGAGCAGGATACAGACTGAAAGATAACTATGACCAAGACGTACTTGGTTATTTGTCAGGATTTGCACAAGCATCTAACAATGCTGTAGCAAGTTCAGCTAACTCAACAGTTAACGGAACTAAAGCAGTATCAACTGCAGGTTCAGACGAATTGTTGACAAGCATGAAGCTAAGAAAAGATAGCTTTGGTAACATCACTACTTCAAGTGCAGGTGACCACTCTATCCCAATAGCTCCAAGACTAGGTGGTGCAACTGCTCAAGCAACTGCTACTGCAACTCCTTTACAGGTGATTGCAAGAATGGCAAGATTACTTGATACTCAGTTCGTAGACACTGATGGTAGATGGTTAGTTCTACATCCAACTTTTATTGAGGTCTTAAAAGATGAAGATTCACGTCTTCTAAATGGTGACTTTGGCGAATCAGGTGGATTAAGAGCAGGACTAACTGTAGGAAAGATACACGGATTTGACGTATATATGTCAAATAACTTACCTGCAGTAGGAACAGGTCCAGGTACATCTGGAACTGCTAACCAAAACTCTAACTATGGTGTTATCGTTGCAGGACATAGTTCAGCAGTAGCAACTGCAGAGCAAATCAACAAGACAGAGACTTATAGAGACCCTGATTCTTTTGCTGATATTGTTCGTGGTATGCATATGTATGGCAGAAAGATTCTTCGCCCTGAAGCAATCGTAACTGCTAAGTATAACGTAGGATAAGGGAGGTATAAATGGCAACTTATGATTTAACTTCTAAAGATACCACTGGTGTATCTTCCGACTCTATCGTGGCTATGCCATCAGCTAAGAATACTAATGTTATGAGAAATATTGAGGCTTATCTTGATATTGATGACTTAGTAGCAGCAGGTGGTAGCTTTGCAGACGGAGACATCTTTCAGGTGTTAGAAATCCCTGCAAATACTTTAGTCATAAATGCAGGTGCAGAAGTAATGAAAGCATTTACTTCAAGTTGTACTCTTGACATGGACTTCGCAGCAGGTGATGACATTATTGATGGTGCTGATATTACATCTACAGGCTTTTGTGCCGCAGGTAGTAATGGTCAGACTAACACTATTGTCGGAAGTGGAGCTTCAACTTACACTCAATTCGTAACTACTACAGATACGATTGATGCTAAGATTGCAGGTGCCGCTCCAGCTACAGGCAGACTTAGAATGTATGCCACTGTTATTGATTTAGCAGGTCATGGCTTAGATGATAAGCCTGATGAAGTTGATAGAGATCAATTAGCATAACTATTTAGAGGAGCAGGGCAACTTGCTCCTCTTCACACTTAGGAATTACGATGGCAGAAAGTTACTTAACATTAACTAATAAAGTTTTAGCACGATTAAATGAAGTGCAACTAACTTCAAGTAACTTTTCTAATGCTAGAGGAATACAAGTTCAAGCACAGAATGCAATAAACGAATCTGTAAGATATATTAATCAAAAAGAATTTCAATACCCTTTCAATCATTCAACAAAAACAGAAACACTTGTCCCAGGAACAGTAAGATATACAATACCAACAACTGCAAAAACAGTAGATTATAACACATTTAGATTGGTCAAAGATTCAGATTTAGGTTCAAGTGGTGGTAGACTATATGTAATAAATTATAATGAATATATAAATAGTTATATTACACAAGAAGATGAGATAACAACTACAAACTTAGATGGGTCATTAACAGATTCTGCAACAACTATTACGGTTAATAGCACAACAGGATTTGATTCTACAGGAACTATATTCGTAGGCAATGAACAAATAACTTATACAGGAACATCTAGCACCACATTTACAGGTGCGACTAGAGGTGCTAACAGCACTACAGCAGCGGCACACAGTGATGACACGCAAGTTGCACAATTTGAAAATGGAGGCGTGCCGCAATATGTAGCAAGAACACCTGACAACAATTTTTTACTTTATCCTTTTCCTACTAAAGGATTTAGTTTAAAGTATGACTTTTTTTCTTTTCCTACAGATATGTCTGCCCATAGTGACACAACAACAATACCTGATAGATTTGCGGCAGTCATAGTTGATGGTGCTACTGCTTTTGTTTATCAGTATAGAGGCGAGACACAACAATATCAACTAAACTTTCAAAGGTTTGAGCAAGGTATTAAAAATATGCAAACATTGTTGGTCAATAGATTTGAGTATATAAGGTCTACATTCATACCAAAAACAGGATATACAAGCACTGCAGATTTAAGTATAAGAGTAAATTAAAATGGCAGACTTATCGCAAGTAACACCTGTAGCATTCAACTGTGAAGGGGGATTGGTTCTCAATCGTTCTACCTTTATGATGAAACCGGGTGAGGCATTAGAATTACAAAACTTTGAACCTGACATAGGTGGTGGTTACAGAAGAATAAACGGATTTAGTAAGTATGTATCTGTAGTAGTTCCTCAGACATCTTCTTCATCAGAAAAAGTATTGATGGTTGCAACATTTGCAAGTAAGGTTGTAGCAGCAAGAGGAACAAATATATTTACTGCAGACCCTGCAGGTTCTTCATGGACAACAGTAGATAGTGGTAGAACAAACGCAGGTAAATATAGATTTGAAAGATTTAACTTTGATGGTAATGATAAGTTAATTGTAGTAGATGGAACAAACGCACCCACAGTATTTAATACATCATTTAGTGCAACAGATGTATCTTCAGGTGGTGGTGGAGAAGTAAGCACTGCAGTAACAGGTGCTAAATTTGTTGTAGCATTTAAAGAACATATGTTTTACGCAGGTATGTCAGGTGCGAAACAAGAGTTAGTATTTAGCGTACCCTTTGATGAAGATAGTTTTGCTACAGGTAGTGGTGCAGGAAGTATCAAGGTTGATGACGAAATAACAGGACTTAAAGTTTTCCGTGAAGACTTATTTATATTTTGTCAAAGTAGAATATTTAAATTATCAGGAACATCAACTAGTAACTTTGCAATAACTGCAGTAACAAGAGATATAGGATGTATTAACGGAGATACAATCCAAGAATTTGCAGGTGACTTAATATTCTTAGGACCTGATGGATTACGTACAATCGCAGGTACTGCAAGAATTGGTGACGTTGAATTAGGAACTATAAGTTCTAACGTGCAGAGTTTGTTTGATGAAAACTTATCTAGTGCATCTGAGTTTGACTCAATAGTTATACCTGATAAGACACAGTATAGAATATTCTTTACAAAAGATGGCACAGGTGAAAATGCAACCAAAGGTGTTATCTGCGTACTAAAAGGACAGACTTTTGAGTTTGCAGAGCTAAGAGGTATAAAACCTGCATCAACAGACACATTTGTATCTGCAGGAGATGTAATAGCCTTACATGGTGCATATAGTGGTGGATACATATACAGACAAGAATCAGGTAGTGACTTTGACGGAACTGCTATATTAGGTAAGTATAGAGGTCCTGATATGACTTTTGGTGATGCAGGTATACGTAAACATATGCAACGTGTTATTGTAAACTTTGCACCTGAGTCAACAATAGATGCAGATTTATTTTTAAGATACGACTATGAAGCGAAAGATTCTGCAAGACCTGCAGCTTATGAATTAGATTCAGGTGACATAGCTGCGATATATGGAACTACAACATATGGTGGCAGTTCTACTAGTTTTGGAACATATGGTGGTTCATCACAACCATTAGTAAGACAATCCGTAGAAGGGTCAGGCTTTGCAGTCGCACTTAGAGTTAACGATGGTGGTTCTACTGCACCATACTCATTAAAAGGATTTCAGTTAGAATATCAAGTAGGAGCAAGAAGATAAATGGGAGCTACATACACTAGACAATCATCTTATAGTGATGGAGATACAATAACTGCTGCTCATACCAATGATGAGTTTAATCAGTTATTAGCAGCCTTTGCATCAAGCACAGGACATACTCACGATGGTACAACTGCAGAAGGTGGTCCTATTACTAAGCTATTAGGTAATACACTTACCTTTGGTGCAGGAACTGCAGGAACAGATATAACAATAACATTTGATGGTGAGACATCTGATGGTGTTCTCAAATGGATGGAAGACGAGGATTATTTTGAATTTAGTGATGACATACTTGTTGCTTCTACAGAGAAGTTACAATTCAGAGACACAGCTATATACATCAATTCAAGTACGGATGGACAATTAGATTTAGTAGCAGACACAGAAATACAATTAGCTGCTACAACAGTAGATATAAATGGTAATGTAGATGTATCAGGCACACTGACAGTTGCAGGTGCAGTAGACTTCGGAGATGCTGCCTTATCAAATGTAGGTGCTATACAATTAGATTCAATATCTGGTGACGCAGATACAAATACAGCAATTACATTTTCAGGCTCAGATGTCATAACAGTATCAACAGGTGGTGAAAATCAAGTTACATTTACCAATGGTGCTATTGTACCTTCTACTGATAATGATATAGACTTAGGCTCAAGCTCTGTAGAATTTAAAGACCTATATATTGATGGCACTGCACACTTAGATGCTATTAATTTTAATGGTACAGTAATCACTGCTACTGCGGCCGAGATAAATATTCTTGATGGTGTAACCTCAACTGCATCAGAGTTAAACTTAGTAGATGGTATAACTGCAGGAACAGTATCTGCTTCAAAAGCAGTAATAGCAGATTCAAATAAAGATGTAAGTGGTTTTAGAAACCTAAGTATCACAGGTGACTTAACAGTGGCAGGTGATGACATTACTATGGGAACTAACACATCAGGTAACTTACTTATTGCAGATGGAACAAACTTTAACTCTGTAGCAGTCGGTGACTTATCTGAAATATCTACAGTGGCAAATGATGATGTATTCTTAGCAGTAGACACTTCAGGTGGTGGTCTAAAGAAAGTAACAAGAAGCACAATCGTGTCAGGATTAGCTGTTGGTGGTGTTGCGTTATCTAACATAGTAGAAGATACAACTCCTCAACTCGGTGGGTCGCTTGATGTAAATGGTGAGGATATAGTATCTACATCTAATGGTAATATTACACTTACACCAAACGGAAGTGGTGTTGTAAGAATAGATGGTTCTAATGGTATTGATATGCAGTCAGGCTCTATATCCATTAAGAACTCAGGAACTCAGTCTTATGTAGACTTTTACTGTGAATCATCAAATGCACACTATGCAAGACTACAAGCTCCTGCACACTCAGCATTTTCAGGAAACATAACATTAACTTTACCTGCAACCACAGATACAATTACAGGTATTGCAGCAACACAAACTCTTACAAACAAAACACTAACAGACCCTGTAATCACAAACATGACAGGTTCTACTATTACACTAGATTCTGCAGGAGACATCACTCTTGATGCAGATGGTGCAGATGTTGTACTAAAAGATGGTGGAACAACTTTTGGTTCTATGACAAATAGCAGTGGCGAACTTGTAATTAAGTCAGGTTCTACACCAACAACTGCCATGACTTTTAGTGGTGCTAATGTAACCCTAGCAGGAAACTTAACTGTATCAGGCACAACTACTACAGTAAACTCAACAACAGTAAACCTAAATGACCACAATATTGTATTAGATAGTGGTAACGATACAAGTGCAGTTATCAATGGTGCAGGTATTACAATAGAAGGTGGTTCAGGTGATGATGCTACATTTAGCTATAACACATCAGGTCCTAAGTTTGAACTAAAGCTAGGGTCAAGTCACGAGGACTTACAAGTTGACCAGCTTATTGCAGCATCACTAGATATATCAGGAAACGTAGATGTAGATGGTACATTAGAAACAGATGCATTATCTATAAATGGTACAACAGTTACATCAACAGGAGCAGAGCTAAACATCTTAGATGGTGTTACTTCTACTGCGACGGAACTTAATTTAGTTGATGGTTCATCTGCAGGTACAATAGTAAATAGCAAAGCAGTTATATATGGTTCTAGTGGTGAAGTAAATGCAACAACTTTACAGATAGCAGGAACTTCTATTACATCAACTGCTGCCGAATTGAACATCTTAGATGGTGTGACTGCAACAGCAACAGAGCTAAACATCATGGATGGTGATACGTCTGCTTCTTCTACAACATTAGCTGATGCAGACAGAGTGGTAACAAATGACAATGGTACAATGAAGCAAGTAGCATTGACAGATGTTAAAACATACTTAACTAGTGCAGGTTTTACAACAGACGACCCCACAGCACTTGCGATTGCCCTTGGTTGATGCCGATTTTACTTGACAAATAAGGCAAAACCGAGTATAATTATATAGAGGAAAAAACAAATGGCAAATACTTTTAAAGTAGTCACATTCGCTGCCGAACCTGCTAGTGCAGGAACTCCGTACACAGTATATACAACCCCTAGTAGTACAACTACAGTAGTGATTGGACTCATACTTACAAACATACATACTGCTCAAGTAACAGCAGATGTAAAGCTCGTATCTGACACATCAGGTGGTGGTAGAGCTGCAACCAACGGAACAGCGTTTCTAGCCAACGATGTGCCTATACCTGTAGGTTCATCACTAGAACTGCTATCAGGTGGTAAGGTCATACTTGAGACAACAGATGCTATACAGATAGATTGCTCTGTAGCAGATAAGATATCAGGAACACTAAGCATAATGGAGATAACATAAGATGCCATACATAGGACCTCCTGCTCCAGATAGATTTGTAGCACCCAAAGCAGCCAAGCAGTTTTCAGGTGATGGTTCTACAACTGCATTTACACTAGACCACGCAGTAGGGTCTGATGAGGACATACTTGTATCTGTAGATGGTGTTATACAAGAACCATCTGTAGCATATGCAGTAAGCAACGGAACTACACTTACATTTACTGCTGCACCATCAAGCAACTCAGGTAATAACATTTTTGTGTATTACTTGTTTAGAACAGTGGGTACAGTAGGACATCCAAGTAATCAATCATTGAGTGCATCAACAGGCACGTTTACAGGTGACGTAACAATAGGTGATGCAAGTGCAGCAGATAAAAAGATATTGTTTGATGGTAATGCACAGGACTTCCACATAGGATTAGATGACAGTGCAGATTCACTAACAATAGGGTTGGGTTCAGCACTCGGTACAACATCTCACATGGTATTTGATGCTAATGGTCATATAACCAAACCATTGCAACCTGCTTTTTTGGCACAGCCAACATCAGGGCAAAGTAATATTGCAATTAACACTGCTGTTACTGTAGCGTTTGCAACAGAAGTATTTGACAACA